GTTGATAACTATCCGGTATCCTTCGAGGGTATCCGGTGCGCCATCACGCATCGATGGTACCCATAAAGGCCGATCATCAGACGAACCAATAGCCAGTTTTACTATGGCTTTTTCTGTTGAGTCGTGGAACTGGAAGGCCACGTTGGGCGACATCCTGTAAGCCTTGTTAACCCCGTAAATGAGATCAACAATATCGTCACGAACCACTGCGGTTGCACTTGCTGTAGTTGCTGCTTTGTAGGTGGTTGAAGCCCATCCTACGTCGAAACCTTCCGGCTTGGCCGATCCATCGCCAACAGTGAAGGCCGTGTTTTCAAGGCGGGCAATACGCTCGGCCAATGCCTCTGCTACAACTGCCTCAAGCCCAATCTCTTCATCCTGCATTAAAGCAAGGGGTATTTTAACAAGATCGGAAGAGGCTTGGTAGGCGTTGAGGGATATCGTGCGGAAAACCAGGTCGGTTTGTGTGGCTGCGGTATTCTCAGCTAACCACCGACCCGTGTTACCAGTGTCGTTCATTCCCGGCCAAGGAAGTACGTTCCCGGTCGTGGTAGTTATTACCCGGGCCACTTCACGAACACCACCGAACCAAAGCAACTGCTTGCGTAGTTCGGCCTGGAAGCCTTCAGGGATAACAAAACCACCCTCTGAACCAGTGCCGGTAGACATGGTTCTTTTTTGGTAGTCCTGCGTAGCTTTAACAAGTATCGCCGTATCCTTCGGGTCTACTAGTCCTAGATCCCCTCTGGCACGCAGGTAGGAAACAAAGGCAGTACGGTGTTCTTTGCCGTCGTCTACTACTTCTTCAGGAGTTTTGTTGAGATCCGAGGCTTCCTGTTTAAGGCGCGCCTCTTCATCTGAATTAACCGTGGCGATCCTTTCGAAGCGGTCCCGATCTTCTTTTTTTTGTTTGAGGTCGACCCAAATTCTATCGAATTTTTCTCGATCTTCTTCGGCCCATTCTCCGCCTTTGGCTTCGAGTTCGGCCTCCATGTCCTTGAGTTCGTTTTCCGTTAGCCGGATAACATCCTCGCGGGCTTTTTTACTTTCAAGTGTGAGCATCGTTTAAATGAATTTTTGTTAAACCATATGCTCACACGGTTTTTATGTATCATGATATTTCGAGTTCTTGCATTTTTTGCTTGACGTAATCGAGGTTTTGGGTTTTCGGTGCGGACTGTTCTAATTTTTTATTAGTAGTTGGAACCCATACACTAAGTCCACCCTCATCGAATAACCGGAACGTATCCATTTGTTCTCCTTTTATGAGGTGTGTTATCTGTTCCCCGTTTATAGTGTATGCGCCTGATAATGGTATCTCCCGGTTGTTCCAAGTGCTGTAATTATCCTCTAAGAACTTCAATAACTCTTCCGGCGTAGCCTTCAACAGTTCGGGTAATTTCCTGATCCGTTCGTGCATATCCATACTCCCGATAAACCGTTTTAAGGCATTTGGGTTGGATGGTATATTTACTATTGAGAACTCCAATAACTCAGCGCCTTCAAAGAAAAATGTTTCATCGCTTTCACCCCTTGCCTGATCCCCTTCACCGAACTTGCCCTCTCCTACTGGCGCGAACCCTACTGAAGTGGCTCGGAGGCTTCCAAACTCAACTTTCTTCTGGATCTTTTCAGCCAGTTCGTTGCCGGTAGTTTTTATGCTTTCAAATTCAACCCTGCCAATTAATTGCCGGTTTTCAATGAATGCTGTGGCTTTGCCTATCACGTTATCAGGGTTGTCCTCAACGCACATATGATCGCCGTAAATATTATGCTGGTAGCCTACTATGCCGTTGCGGTTGAAGTTATCAAGCTGCCATCCATCCATGGGAACTACTGTCCTGTGCCGGTCCTTGGTTTCGTCGCTTATCACGAATTCAATTATGCGCTTATCTTTATCCTCTTCATCGTCGTGGATAGAGCGTATCTGTGTAACTTGGTTTACTAGGTGTTTTAATTCCATTATAATGCGTTTAGTACTTCTTCAAATTTGCCATTCAACCCGCCTTTTTCCTTTAGCTGTAAAGCCCTGTCCACTTCCTCGGGTGTTAGATCTGTTCCAACTGGTATGCTGTTCTGGTTGTGGTAGAACTGCTGGCCTGTTTCTTCAGGTTGTGGGTTGCGATCCTCTAAGGCGCGGGCCTCATCAGGGTTCATTGTTCCGTTCTCAATAGCCATGCTGTAACCTTTCTGCCTGCTCTCGAAGTCAGTCCTTAGCAGCGCATCAACATTGTGCTTAACATGGAAAAATGGCTTCTCGTCCTCAAGGAATAGTTTCTTATCCGCCTCCTGCTCAACTGCGATAAGTGGTTCCTCCATCGTGTACTTCAGGAAGGCTAAATTTTGGTGCTCGATATTATTATAAGTTGGATCATTATTAGCAAGCATCCATGTAGGAACTCCGTAGATCCGGGCGATATCATCGATACCATATTGGCGTGTTTCTATCCACTGCGCATCAACGAGCTTCATTCCGAATGGCGTATACTTCATGCCATCCTCCAGTATGCCGATATCACCGTTTTTGTGCTTCTCGGCAAAGGTGCGCCGGACCCGTTCCAGTTGCTTCTCATTCAGTTTCTTATCCGGGTATTCCAGCACACCACCCAAATGGGTTTTGTTGTTGGTAAATGAGTTCTGCAGGTTCTGCTGTGCTATGTTGCCGCTAATGGTCTCGCGGTGTAATTGTATAATATTTACCGGCTCCCATCCGTTGTAGGTAAAGAAGGGAACGTAAAAGGCCCGCCAATATTCAATAACTTTTTGCTTGCCGTTCTTGAGCGTAATAACAAATACCAAACCATGTTCCTCATCAAGGAATGGCGTTACATCTGTTGAGGGGTAGGGTATCAACTGAACCGGCCTCATCTTATCGTCGTGGATAATCTCAGCACATGCAAACCCACGCGATCCAAATATATTAGCATAGAATTGTTTCCAGAATGTTTTACCGGTACTCCATGCGTATGGATCGCGTAGCACTTGTGCTACCGGGTGCATGGGTTCCTTCTGGCGTCTATCGCCTTCTGAACGTATTACTTGTTTGGGTAGGTTGGAGCCGCAACCGGAGAGGATGTTAATTGCCCGCCATACTGCGGTATTTCTAAGGGCTGTGTTTTCATTTATGGGTACTCCCGAGGTAGATGGGAACCCATCTTGTAAGTATCTTGCCCATGTGCCGATAGGGATAGAAGGGTTTTCAAAAGAGCGGGTAACCTGGAAACTGAAACTCTTCCAGTTCCAACCGTAGGAGGTAATTTCTTTAGGAGTTGTATCGCTCAATTCGGGCAAGGTTTGCCCAAAGATACGTTATTATCGTATAGTTTACAACAAGTTTACGGTAAGCCCTTATTAAGTTGGCAAAAATGTAAAGGGAAGGTAAACTAATTATCTAAACTATTTAAGGCCAAATTTATGCTCCTATCTGCTATGCTCACTAATTTATCAGACAGGCTCATAATTTTGTTTCTTAATTCAATTATCAACAGTTCCCGGTTGAATTTCTCTTGTTCAAGTTTTGTAATAATTGCATCAAACTTTTTGTTTTCTTCTGAAATTTCTACTTTAGTTCTGTTGTCGCTCATGTTTGCTCACTTTTGGTTTTAGAAATTAATGTTATTGTTGGATGGTTTTGAACCTTAACGAAATGTTTATCGCACAACCAAAAGAAAGTGCCATGCTGAATAACAAAATTGGTTCCTTTACCTCTGCAACCAATTCCTGCGCATCGCCAAGGGTTTATTGCTTCGTCACCTTTCGCAAGGTTATCCATGCTAAATTTCCCTGTTGTAATTTCTTTCATAAGCTAACAACCCCCCTATCTTGATATGGTGAATAATCGTCGAGCACATCGCCCAAACATATCCGGCCAATAGCCATGATATTCGTCAGGGCGCCATCGATCTTTTCCCGGCTTTTACCTTTATCGGGCTTTTCGTTGCCTGCCGGATCAGTTGATACCACTACATTCGATATCATCCAGTTAACAACAGGGTTGTTTTCGTGGCGCATCTTACCTGATATAACCAGTTTTTCAGTTGCCTTCATGGGTGCATTCATGGAAGCATAACCCTGCCGGTGATCAGTTACCTCTATTCCTTCTTTCTCGCAGGCATTATCAAGTGACATAGCATTCCATGGATCTCGGGTAAGTTCACATAGGTTGGCTTTGCTTCCTATCCATACCACCTTCTGAATAATTACATCGATATCGACGGCCTCGCTTTCTGTCGCCTCAGCAAATTTGTTATCGATCCATGCCTCAATTTGTGGGCGGGTTGCATTATTTTTCTTCAGGCTTCTTTGTGGTATCCAGATGTAAGTGTAGGTGCATGGTATTTCATCGTCGTCGATCCATCCTACTGTTGCTGTAGTGAAGTCGTTAACTGCGCTGACATCAATTGCAACAACAACATTACGCCCAAACCATTCGCTTTCCTTGGTTGGGTTCTCGCCACACTTCGCCCAATCTTCAGGTGTTACCCATTTCTCATCGCCTCCCGTGATCAGGTTGAGGTGGTATCGCTTAAAGGCTCGCCACTGCGAAGGAATTTCTTTTGCTTCCTTGTACCTCTTGCGCATAAATTCGAGCTTTTTCCCGCCACGAACCCCGAGTAATGGGTTGGCTTTTATCCAGTTGGCCTCATCGTCCGGGTCATCACCGGTATTCTTTTCCTTATCATATGGATCGAGGGCATAGATCCACGCGCAAAGGTTATCATCTTGCACCACGCCTTCCAGTACCTTGATAGCATAAGAGCGCTGTTCATACCAAACCGATATTGTTTCAGTGCCGCCTGTGGTTATGATAATGGTTTTGGGTTGTGCTCTGGTCGCGGTGCTATCTTCGATCAGGTTCAACAGGTCACCGTTTTCCCATACATGCAGCTCGTCAACGATAGTAAAGTGAGGGTTAAAACCATCCTCCTTTTTATGATCTGCCGATAATGCTTTGAAGAAACTGCCCCCCTTCCAAATGGTGTGCTCGTAAACAGTTAGCCCGGCTTCGTTTGTTAGCGTTGGTGCTGCCTTCACAATTTCGCGGGCCATGTTCAAACATATCTTTGCCTGGTCGCGCTTGGTAGCTGCTGAATATATCTGAGCCCTTCCTTCTCCATCGAAGTCCAAACCATAAACGCCCAGGTAAGCAGCTAATGTTGTTTTGGCGTTCTTCTTTCCAACCTCGTAATAGTCTTTCGTGAACCGGCGCTTACCTGTTGCTTTCTTCATCCACCCAAATGAGTTCCAGATGTACGCTTGTTGGAATGGTTCCAGCTTGAATGGTTCGCCTGCCTTCTCTCCCAT